CCATAATAGTGAGGCCGTTAAAAAAAGTTTGCAAGAATTTCTAGAATTTGGTTTAGAAACGAAACACTTAAATGACATCAACATACATCTTAAGTTAGAATCATTGTACAAGCCAGGAAAGGAAGTGATGCATTTTTCTGAACAACAGGCCAGAACAATTGTTTGGCAACATTATTATGTAGCTGCCATATACTCGCCAGTATTTACGACAGCAAAGAAAAGGTTAAAACAATTATTGAGATCCAATGTGGTGTATGCCGATGGTTACACCCCTGCACAATTATCGGCAATTGTATCGACATTTCAGCAAGCAGAATGGCATTTTGAAAGTGATCTGAGTCAACAAGACCGACAGACAGATGAGCCAATTTTGGAAGTTGAAATGGCTTTATATAAACTTCTTGGTGTCAGTGAACGTGTTATGAATTCATGGGTCATAATGCACAAACACTGGCGTTACAAATCTAACATGGCAACTGGAATATGCGACATAATGAGATTAACAGGACAGGCCACCACCGCAATTGGTAATGTCATAACAAATATGCAGGTACATGCCAGATTCTTTCGTGAAAACATGGAGCATCTAAGCTATGTGCTATTGCTAGGAGATGACAATGAATCTGGCTTCACCGTGGCGCCTAACACTCATGATCTGACGAAGGATATTGCAGTGCGGTTTAATATGCAATCCAAAAATTCCTTACAACAAGGAGTAGGAACATTTTGTAGTATGATTGTTTACACAGGTGAACATAGTAACGGTGTGGGTCCAGATTATATCCGACTAAGACATCGATTTGAAGTCACCAATGGTGTGCATGAGGCCACACAAGAGAATCTTGAAATGAGAGCACAAAGTTATGCTGCAATGCTAGGGTCAACCCCGGATATAGACGCACTAATTAAGAGGAAAAACTGGTCTGTCACCCCTGTGGGTTGGTATGACCAACAACATCTCATTACAGCAACGGCAAAAAATTACAAATGCTCAGAACAAGAGGTGATTGACAATTACAATGATCTCATAAAAATGATGAATAACTTAACCACATATTCTTATGACTGGGAGATGTACAGTCAGGCTAAACGTTAGATGCCTTCTAAATGCAAATTCTAACAAACTATTTTAAAAAGTTCCAAAAT